TTATTTAATATTCATTTTGCCAACAATATTGTAACTCCCAATTACGAGACTTTGTATTGTAATATCAGGAGTGGAAGCATTATCTCCGTCCATACCATTTCCTTGATACTCGGTGGTGAGTTTGGGAAGAATAATTGGTTTAACAAAATTAGGATTGTCACTTTTGGGCCATAACAAGACGCTACCATCTTCTTTGATTTGAATAATTTTAAGGGTTGCTTCATAGCAATCTGTCAAAGTATCTCGCCTAATTGTAATGACACAGTCTCCATCTTCTGGATTGCGACCGATATCTGTGAAGTTAACAGCTATAACGATGGTACCTTCAGGATATAATAAGTTCATAGAGTCTCCCTTAACTGTTAGAGCAAATGTTGTGAAATGCTTATAACGGCGATCAGAGGGAACTGTTAAGGGAATCCAATCACTTTTAGGCCATTCTACGGCAGTATTCCATTGTCCAGCTTGCACTTCTCCACGTATATAGATGGTTGTTATTGGTATCGGTGAATTAACCTTATTTTTAACGGGCTCTTTATTATTTTTTGCCGAAATAAGAAAATAGTTTAAATCAACATCTAAGGCATTGGCAAGCTTGAGCAATTTGTCCATTTTTGGAATATTGTTGTATCGTCGCAGATTTCGGATAAAATCTTCTCCTATACCAGCTTTGATAGAAGCTTTTCTGGCGCTTAGTCCTTTTTCTTTAAGGATTTTTTCAATTTGATCAAGTAAGGTTTGATTTTTCATTTTCGTTACAAGTGTTAAAAGTTCAAAAAATTATCAGGAATTAACGCCTTATTTTTATATTGACATTAAGGTATAATAACCTTATTTATATTCTATGTTACAATTTTTTCTTTTTATATCAAAGGTTTTATTGATATCTGATGTTGAGGTGTTTTTTTTGTTTCGTAAGGTGTTTCATGCTTATAAGTGAATATATTTCAAATAAAGTGAAGTTTTATTATTTGGAATTTATTGTTCATCTACAAATATTCAAGAGCTTTTACAAAATAATTAATTGTATAGAGACATCTATATCATAAAGTCAAGCAACTAAATTTATTCTTTTTTTGAAATGAAACGATAAGAAGTGGATAAAAAATTTATAAAAAAAAATTGTATGCTTACTTTATACTTGATGCATAAGTATTAAGAATATTTTTGATATATCTTTATTTAAAAACGAAAGGATAAATATTATGCTTAAATAATATGATATTAAATAACCTATATAGGTAAATTTATGAATTGGGTGATATATTAGAACATTATAATAACGAGATAAATTATATAATGTTGTGTTTAGAGGTAAACACTATGGAAAATGTAGATTTTAAATATAATTGGGGAAAATTTTATTGGGATGCTTGGTTGAATGATATTAATTTACAAAGTTGTGATTTAGCGGTGCAAGGATTATGGATCAATTTGATTGCAATGATGCATAAAAGCGATCAAATTGGCTATTTAGTTATTAATAGCCGCCCAATGACTGTATTTGATATTGCCAAACGTGTGGGTATTCGCAAAGACAGAGCTGAACGTCTATTAAAAAAATTAATAGATAATGATGTATGTTCGGTAACAGAAGAGGGGATCTTATATTGTCGTCGTATTGTACGTGAAGAAAAGCGGAGATCAAAAAATAGTCATTTATTAGGAGGATTAAAAAAGGGCGATAATCTTTATAAAAAAAACAAATTACTATCAGATTATCGCCTAAAAAGTCAAGGAGAACAAGATGTTATAAAAGATTCTTCTTTATATAAGAAAATACAAGTTGGAATACAAGATATACACATCCCCACTTATATGGGGAGAGGAGACGATAATATCAAGGGTATAATAGAAAAAAATTACAATTTTGTTGGTTATCGATTACCACAGAAATGGCTCCCTGATGAAAATTGTCGGCAATATGCTATTCGTCTTTATCTTTGTCCTGATAAAATTGCAGAAGATTTTTGCGATTACTGGCATGCAAAGACAGGTAAAGAAGCGAATAAAATGGATTGGGAAGCAGCTTGGCGCCGTTGGTGTAGGCAGCTAGTCAATCAAAAAACACAAGCTATCATTAAAAAAACTATTTAAATCCAAACTTATTTAGCTGCAGAGCAATAAAACCGGTTAGTCAATATATGAGAGTATGGATATGCATTTAAGAGCACAAATTTTAGAGATAAGTTTCATAAAATTTTTTTATTAAACTAACAAAACTGTTCTTGCATATACTGATGCAAGAGGGAAGTTTATATAAAATTCTAATAATGCGCTTTCTTTTATTGATCATCGTCAAATACATACGCGGTTAAGACAAACCAAACTAGGGTAATTTTATAATTTTTTGTAGTCGTTCTCAAAGCAACTTTAATGATTATTCACCAGGTTATTAAATCTATTTTTAATTTTAAAATTAAAATTTCTACCGTATTTTAATGAGTTGCCTTTAGTTCGTTTTTTATAAAAACATTTATAGAAAGTAAACCATTATTTTATTCATCGGAATATGAAGTTGAAAAATAATGTGAATATAAACGAAAAACGTTCAAAGAAATATAGAATTGTTACAGAGATTATTTAGAAAATTACAGTTTACAATACATGAATTCATTTTGATTGAGAGGTAATATAAAATGACAGGATATATAAAGAAAAAAACAAAAGTGAGCTTTCCCAAAATTGCTAAAAAGCAAGGGATGATTTTACCTTATTTGCGGGGTGAATATCAATTTGAAAAAGGTGAGGATCCCCAAAATTCGAAAGTAAGGGTTACACGATTACGTAGGAAATCCATTTATGATGAAATGTTAAATCGGGGCTCTATTACACAAGAACAGAGAGATAGTGCAGAAAAATATGCTATCTTATGCGAAAAAGCTTTAGGTAAAACAGGTGATCTATATGCTAGAATCAATTTATTAAGAGAAGGTAATAGTGGTCATTGGGAACCGTCAGCTGCTCAACATGAAGCTTATGAAAAGTTGTTTAAAATTTGGAATGAAATAGGACGTTATCATAGAAGTATTTTAAATATGATTGTGTTAGGAAATATGAGTACAAAAGAAATTTCTCAAACAATGAAATTAAATTTACATTACACAATGGGACAAGTGCTTTCTACTTTTATTTTACTTGAAGAAGCAATTGAAAATGAATATCTAAAATGATGATAAAATTTTAATAAAATAATACATAAATTGCTTTATATAATTATTAAATAGTAATTATACTTTTTCATGATTTATATTTGCAGAACACATATATATATGAAAGCAAGAGCAAAACCATTAAGGGTTGTTCTTGCTTTTCGCATGATGATATTATTTGCCTAATCGTGATGCCAAAGGTGAAAAGTAGCTGTTGAGAGACTAATTTTATATGTTTTATGAAGAGAAAATAAATATTCTTCATAATTATAAATTACTCTACAAACTATGGTTCAAAAATAAAATTGAAATGTATTTATCTAAACCTTTAAGAAATGTATTCAAATATTAAAAAAAACTGTTCTCATTAATATTTTGTCGTGCTTTGTATCAATAAATAAGATCATAATTTTGTAAATATAACTTGTATTCTTGTCAAAGTTATGTTAAATTGTTTATATAATATATTAATTGCGTCTTTATTTAAGATTAATATTATATTTATTTCCAGAAAACCATGTTTATATTATTAAGAGTTTATATTCTTTAAATTTTATTTATGTAGCCTCATTATTTTTATTAATATAATGAGGCTATTTTTATATATATTGCTCATGTAACACAATTAATAGCTACTTGTTTTATATAACATATTTATTTTGTATATTTAATGAGTTTTATTCATCAAATGCATATGTATCTGATATTGAACAAAATTTTGTAAGTTTAAAAAGTTCAACTAATTTAGAACTTATGAGATTTTGTAATTACTTTGAAAATATTTTGTGCAATTATATTCTGTTTTTCAACTAAAAAAACGAAATATAAATGATAAGTGTTAAAAACAAATTATATTGTAACTCATTGAATTTAATATGCTTTATTGCTTATCCTATCTTTGAAGAAAAGTGATTTTTCAACTTATATCACATTTTCTTAATATTAATATAATCAGATAAAGAGATTTTTTAAGTCCTTTATTTCTTTTTAGTAATCACTCTAACTTAAATAATACTGATGGCAAAAATGACAAATTTTCAATCAATACATATTGGTATTCTACGCTATTCTGATGCCCAAGAGGTAACCATTTTGGGTTTAAGAGATATATTTATGGTAGCCAACCAATTAGCGCGGAAAATAACAGAGCAATCTTTTCCAGATTTAACGGTTAGTATAATTGATTTGGAGGATAAAATTGATTATGCAGATATTGCTTTTTTAAAAACGTATCATCCAGATAAAGAATTTACTGTAATTATTATTCCCCCAGATTTGAAGGGTATTCCTTCTATTTCTGAAGATAATTTATATATAAAATTTTTGCAATTTCATCATCAAAAAGGAACTATTTTGGCCTCTGTTGGCACAGGGGCTTTTTTATTAGCACAAACAGGATTATTAGAAAATAGGGTGGTGACGACACATTGGAAATACGGAAATATTTTTAAGCATCTATTTCCAAATATTATATTACAATTAGATCAGCTGTTGATTGATGATGTCGATATTGTAACGTCGAGTGGTGGAGTGTGCTGGGGAGATTTGGGGCTGTGTTTGATTAAACGCTTATTAGGGCCAGTTGTAATGGTTGAAACTGCTAAAATGTGCCTATTACAATCTTCCCGAAGAGAACAACGTCATTTTTGTATATTCGATCCTTGTTTATATCATGGGGACATTGATATTTTAAGAGTCCAGAATTGGATTAAAAATGCAAATATTAAAAAAACAATATCTTTAAAAAAACTTGCCCAGATTGCTAAATTAAAGATGCGTACGTTACAAAGGCGCTTCGTAAAAGCGACAGGACTAAATATTACAGAGTATTTACAACGTTATCGTGTCCATCAATCACAAATATTTTTAGAATTTACTGAGTTATCGATTAAGCAGATTGCTTTTAATGTTGGATATTGTAATGAAAGTGCTTTTTCTAAAGTATTTACTAAAATCGTTGGTATAAAACCAAATATTTATCGTCAGATTTTTACTATTATTTGATAAAAATAGATAAAAACTAGTTCAGATAATTTAAATTTATTGATGAGCTGTTGGCGAATGTACAGTGAATTACATTCGCTTTTTTAATTGTTAAAATGGATAATATTATGAATTCGTATTGTTTTTATGACTATAGAGTAATTTTTATTGATGTATTTAACTTCGTTGCCATATGGAATAAAATTAAAGCTGAGATAAATGTGAAAATTACAGTGGTGGAATTTAAAAGGCTAATAAGGTGGTAAAAGTTGATATTGAGAAAAGTATTATACCTAAAAAAACTGTAAAGAGAATTATAAAAAAAAATAGTAAAACAGTCGATCAAATACAAAAAACGCCTCTAGAAGTCATGATTTTTATTATGAATAAAAGTCTTGAAGAAGAAAATTATGATTTAGCATTAAATGTTGCATACAAGGTTGCACCATATCTTCATGCTAAATTAACAGAGTCAAAATTAGAAGTAACGAATATAAAGCAGCCAGAGGAAATGAGTGATGAAGAGCTGCAAATCTTTATCGGCGCAAGCAAGGATTATAGCCCTTCGTGAATTAAAAAAGCGTCGATCAGCCAGAGAGCATTTAATTGATTTTACAGTTTATACAAAGCAAGATTATTTTACAGGACTTCATCATCGTTTATTGTGTGAAAAACTCGAAGCTGTAGAACAAGGAAGAATAAAAAGACTTATGGTTTTTATGCCTCCTAGGCATGGTAAAAGTGAGCTTACTTCCAAACGTTTTCCTGCTTGGTTTTTGGGAAGAAATCCTACTAAACAATTAATAGTAGCCAGTTACTCAGCAAAACTTTCGGATAGTTTTGGTAAGGATGTTCGTAATATCGTTGGGTCTCGTTTATTTAAAAATATCTTTCCCGCAGTTTCTTTATCTTCCGATAGCAAAGCAAAGGATTTATGGGAAACAAATCAAGGAGGTGTCTTTTTATCTTCTGGTGTTGGTGGGTCTATTACTGGTTATGGCGGTGATTTGGCGATTATTGATGATCCTGTAAAAGATCGTCAGGATGCAGAAAGTTTGAACATACGCGACAATATCTGGGATTGGTATAAATCAGTATTACGTACCAGAATAATGCCAGGTGGAGCAATTATTTTGGCTCTTACTCGTTGGCATGTTGATGATTTAGCAGGGCGCTTAATGAATGAAATGGAAAATGGCACGGGTGAAGTTTGGGATATTTTACATTTACCTGCAAGAGCAATGGAAGATGATCCGTTAAATCGTCCTTTAAATGCACCGTTGTGGGCTGATGTTTTTGGCGAACAGGAATTATTGCAAATTGAAAAAGCAGTAGGGGAGCGCGACTGGTTATCTTTATATCAGGGTATTCCAACTTTGGTGACAGGATCATTTTTTAAAACACTCAAAGTTCCTGTGATTGATGCTCCTCCTAAATCTGTTCAGACTGTCAGACGTTGGGATTTTGCAGCTAGCCAAGCGTCAAGAGGATATGATCCTGATTGGACGGTTGGGGTCAAGATGCAGCGTAATGAGGATGGCGGTTATACTATTCTTGATGTGGTGCGTTTTCGGGGTTGTCCCGATGAGGTTTCACAAACGGTCATGAGTGTAGCCAGTCAGGATGGAATAGATGTGCGTATTATATTACCACAAGATCCAGGGCAAGCAGGTGTTGCACAGGTTCAATATTATACAAAATTACTTGCTGGTTATAAAATTCAATCAGTTAGGGAAACTGGGGACAAGGCAACTAGGGCAGATCCTTTTGCAGCTCAGGTAAATATGGGGAATGTGGCGTTAGTAAGGGCACCATGGAATAGATCGTTTTTAGAAGAGCTTGGCATATTTCCAAAGGGAGCTCATGATGATCAGGTTGATGCTGCAGCTGGAGCTTTTTCTTTTATTGCGATCAAGAAAAACTTACCCAAAATGCCTTCTTTTGCAAAATTATTAGCAATTAAAAAACAACAAAGCTGATTTAATGACCAGCATTTGCTTTTGGCAATTCAAAAATAGTTGAGAAAATAAATAATGGTAAAAAAAAATAGATTTAGAGAAATTCATATCTCTGGAATGAAGAAAAATGATCTTATAAATAAACAAGATATGTTTGCACCTTATGAAGTTCCAGATGGAATTGTTGGTGAGGAAGATGATTCTCATCATGAGATCGTGAGTGACAGTGTCTTTATTGATCAATTTCGTAATTTCAATGTTACCAATGATCCAATAACAACATTGTTTGAGGAGGGGATTGGATTTCCTGGATACCCTTATCTTGCTCAACTTTCTTTGCGAGGAGAATATCGTATGGTTGTGGAAACAAGAGCAGAAGAAGCAACAAGACAGTGGATTACTTTTAAAAGTTTAAACAAGTCAATTAATTATTCCGATAAAATAGACCAAATTAATAATGAGTTTAAACGTTTGGATATTCAAGGATTAATGCGTAGGGCGCTTTGCACAGAAGGCTATTTTGGACAATCTTTTTTATATATTGATTTGCAAACAGCACAGCATGATCATGAAGAAAAATTGAGTCCACTTTTTTTAACCTCCAAGAAAATTAAAAAAGGTGAGCTGAAATCGATTAAATTACTTGACCCTACTTGGGTAACCCCTGTGAATTATGATGCTATTGATCCTTTTAGTGAAGATTTTTACAAACCTTCTGTATGGTGGGTTTTGGGACAACAAATTCATGCCTCTCGTCTGATTTCAATGATCTCTCAGCCCGTGCCTGATATTTTGAAACCTGCTTATAATTTCGGTGGTGTGCCATTGGCATTTATGTGTAAACCTTATGTCGATAATTGGTTATGCACACGCCAGTCAGTAGCAGATTTAATTAAATCCTTTTCAACCATGGTGTTAAAAACGGATCTATCACAATTATTAAGCCCTGGATGTGAAGAACTCAGTAAAAGAGCAGAGTTAATGGCTGCTTATCGAGATAATCGTGGCTTACAAATTGTTGATAAAGATAGTGAAGATCTAGCTAATATTTCTACTCCTTTATCGGGTTTAGATAAATTACAAGCACAATCTCAAGAACATTTAGCCTCTATTTCTGGTATCCCACTGGTGAAATTATTAGGGATTACTCCTTCTGGATTAAATGCTTCCTCTGATGGAGAAATACGCTGTTTTTATGACAAAATTTCTGCTTTACAGCAATCAGTATTGCGTGGACCAATTGATATTATATTAAAAATTGTACAATTACATTTATTTGGGTTGATTGATAAAAATATTACATTTGAATTCAACTCATTATGGCAATTAGATGAAGTCCAACAATCACAAGTTGATGTAAATACAGCAAAAATTTTATCAGATTATCTGGGTGTCGGTGCAATTGATACCAAGCAGATTAAAGAGATAATTAGTCACAAAAATCTCTAAAATTTACAATGAATAAAAGACGGTTTTGAAAGCTCCCTTATGGGGGTTTTTTTTATGCCTTTTTGTTCAATTTTTACATTTTATATAAAAAGAGACAAAAATGAAATTGTTTAAAATAACGCCAATTGCAACTTTATTTGTTGCAATATTGAGCGTAAGTGGAAATTATCAAGCACGTGCAAGTACAGCTGATGATTTAAATGCAAATTATAGCAAAATTGTTAATAATTGCGGCTCTTCAAAAAGACCAGCTTTTTTATGTTCAGGAGTTATGATTCGTTTTACAGGGTATAGTAATGATTATAACGCATGGGATCCAAGTCCAGCTTCTATCAAAAGGCAAGGTGTTTCATTTACATATATACGTAAAGATATTCCTGCACGTTTGGGTTTCGGTGGAAAACTATCTGGGGTTATTTATTATCCCAACATGTTAGCACCATTAGATAAAGTTAAACCTGAAATAACCTGTGCTTTTCCAACAGATGCTTGGACAGATGGCAGAGGGGATTCTTGTGGTCGCCCAGATTCAAATAGACGATGTCAAAATGTTTTTGCTGGTTTTAATCCTGTTACAACAGCAGAGTTATGGTATCAAAATTATATTTCTTTAGGTGGTGATGAAAATCATAAACAACAATATCAATGCGCATTTGATATGAGTATAGGTTCATTAGATTTATATGCACAACCAGCCAATACAGCAGATTTATTTAATCAGAATTTAAGAGCAATTCAGATGTATCCAAATATTGGTTCTGGTTATAATGAAATTATTGTTAAACCTTTAACAGATGCTAAATCAATGCCAATTCAAGCATTTTTCTATTTAACAGAAAATATGCAGAAAGGGGGGGCAGAAGCATTTAATATGAGAGATAGTTATTATTATAAAACAGGTATTTATCTTCCTGTTGTAAGAGTTGAGTACCGCAGCCCAACAATAGGTGTTTATTTCATAGATTCTTAACATCATAATTATTTATAGTAAAAGCCATTAATAAAAAATAAACAAATTCAATGACATTAAAAAACAGAACTTTGGTTTTTGATGCGCAGTCTATGCGTTTCGAAGACTGGAACGGGCATTTGCGCGTACATAATACGAATTTAACCAAAGCAAATGTCTGTGAATATTATGGCGCAGAAATTAACAGCCATAAACAATACGGGTTAGATCCTAATAAAAAATATCGTTTTTTACGTTCACCTGACGCTTTGGAAAAAGCGGTAGGTTCTTTTAAAGAGCGACCTATTCTTTATGTTCATAAAGCAGCAGATGCTGATCGTTTGGATAACTCTAAAGTTATTGGAACAACGGGTTCTGACCCTGCTTTTTCTTATCCTTATATTCAATCTTCTATCACGATTTGGGATGGAGATTATATCGAGGCAATTAAAAATAATACACAAGCTGAATTATCGGCCTCTTATGCGTTTACACCAGTTATGGATAAGGGTGAATTCGATGGGGAAGCATATGACGGAATTATGACAGAAATTTATGTCGATCACGTCGCATTAGTGGCAGAAGGACGGGCAGGTCCAGATGTTAGGGTTTCAGATGAAAGGTTAAATAACACAATGCCAAAACTTAATGACACAGGGCTGCAATTAACAACAGCTCTGGCAAATTTACTAGGAAAAACAGGGCTTAATCGCAGTGATGTCGAGGACGCAGTAACAATAGCAAGTGGTACACGTCGTAAAAATCTCGGTAAAATTTTACAAGCTATTTTATCCAATAATATGACTGCAGCAGACTGTGATTGTGTAAAAGACGATCAAATTGATGCTGCTGTAGATCGTGTGATGGATGAGGGTGAAGATTATATCGGTGATGAAGAGCCTGTAGATACTGTTTTTACAGAAGATCAAGATTTATCTGATTTAGATGTATCTGATTGTGATCATTTAGGTAAAAAAATTCTAAAAAAACGTTTTCAAGCATTTGATGCAGCTTCTTTGGAACGCTCGATTGAAAAGAAACTGAAAGCCAAATCCAAACAAGCTCAAGAAGCTCGTCAACTTGTTAAACCACTGGTTGGTGAATGGGCAATCACCGAAGATGAGGGTGAGGAAATTCTGCGCAGTGTGCTTGTAGAAATCACAGGTGAAGCCCCACCAGCATCTATGGGATATAACGGATTAAAATACGCGGTTGATTTGATTTTATCTCATAAGTCTCAAGGTAGAGCAAACGATAGTAAAAGAATGCAAAAAGGTGATTTGCAACGTTTTGGCGCAACACGGTTACGGAGTATTTAATAATGTCTTTTCAACAAAAAGTTAATTTAGGTCTAGCTAAAGGCTGGCACGGGGATTTTGCATCTAGCAATGTCAGAGTTTCATTTCTGGGTGATCCTCAAGCAGAAGAAGTATTAGTTATGAATGGTGATCTTCCTGCATATTTTATGCAAAAAGGTGCATATTATCAAGCGGGTACCGATGGTGTCAAAGCGGGGTCTTTTGTTTGGGTAGATGAAGAAACACATACTATTGTCAATAAAGGTGAGGGTAGTCCTGCGGGTTTTGTTGGGCGTGAATTAACAGGTGTTCCAGCACAATATTTAGAACAAGCATCTATGAACATTCCTGCTGGTTTTATGGTAACCGTTTACGACAAAGGGGAATTTTTAGTGGCTTTGCCAAAAGAATCATCTGCGGTTCAACGCGGTGAAGTTGTGAATGTCGATGTAACAACAGGAAACGTAAGCGTGGGTAGTGGTACAGAGACAAAATATAAATATGTGGCGAGCGCCAAAGGTGGCGATTTGGTTGCCATTTCGGCATGGATTTAAGGAATATATCAATGACAATTCAAACAAAATCATGGGCTCGTGACAGAGCACTTTTAGCAAGTGAATTTGGTATTCATTTGCCGAATGTCATGGAATATAGCACGAATGCCAGAGTGGGAGATAGTGCATTTACACCTGTGTCAGCTGCCAATAACGCCATTCCATCACAATTTACGACTTATATTGATCCTCAAATTATTGATGTTTTAACCGCCCCTTTAAAAGCTGCTCAGATCTACGGAGAAGCAAAAAAAGGTGATTGGTTACATGACACAATGATGTTTACGGTTGTTGAACCTGCTGGTGATGTGGCTGCATACGGTGATTTTCATCAAGCTGGTTACAGTCGTATGAATACTAATTTCCCTCAACGTCAACAATTCTTGGTACAAGCTTTTGCTGAATGGGGAGATCGTGAAGTAGGTCGTGCAGGCCTTGCCAATATTGATTTGCCTTCTCGTAAGCGTTTAGCAGCAGCTTTGTTGCTTAATCACTGGCAAAACCAAAGTTATTTCTTTGGGGTAGCTAATCTTCAAAATTATGGTGCGTTAAATGATCCTAATCTTTTAACGCCAATTGCTCCACAGGCCAAGGCTAGCAACAGTCCAGTTTGGGAAAAAGCAACCGCCTTGGAGATCTATGAAGATATCCAAGCTTTATATCGTCAGTTACAATCCCAAACACAAGGTGTTGTCAACTTAGATAGTGCGGTGGATATGGATAGTCCATTAAAATTAGTAATCTCGAATAATGTGCAAGCATATTTATTAAAAACAAATGAATATGGTATTTCTGTTCTTGATTTGCTGAAAAAGAATTTTCCTAATTTAACACAAATGAGTGCACCTCAGCTTTCTTTGGATGCTAAAGGAGCTGATGATAATAATTCTAAAATTGAATTAGTACAATTATTTGTAGAGAACTATCAAGGAATTGATACGTTTACTTGTGCATTCTCTGAAAAATTGCGAAGTCACGGTATTGTTCGTGAAAGCTCTTCGATGAAAGAAAAATTGACACAAGGGTCTTGGGGAACAATTTTAACTCGTCCTGTATTAGTCGCACAAATGATTGGGGTATAAAGAATGAGTGATGATGTATTGGTTGCGTGCAAGTTACCGCACGGGATCTATTTAGATGTTGGTAAACAGCGTGTAAAATTAAATGGAGTAATGCAAAGTGGGCGCCTTGAAGCGCCTTTTTTTACGGCCCCTGCAAAGTCTGTCGGATTAACCAAAGTTCCTCGTGATTTTTGGGAAGCATGGATCAAGGATCATCAGGAATTCGAGCCTATTAAAAAGGGTCTGATTTTTGCATCTGATAAAAAGAAACGTTTGTTAGATGAAGCCGATGAAAAATCAGAGTTTAAAAGCGGTTTAGAACGGATTAATCCTTCTAAATTACCCAACTCTTTAGAGCAAGTCAAAGCAGGACAAGTGGAATGAGTGAACGATCCGAAGTAACGGATCGGGAAGTCGTTTTTGAGTGGTCGGAATGGGCAGCAAGTTTTCCAGAATTGGAAAGTTATTTTCGACCTAATAATGTGCAAAAAATTGCAGAGCGTGCTGCAATTTATTTCAACCCCAGCAGTAAAGGGGTTGTCTGCTGTCCAAAAGAGCGTCGTATTTTATTAAATTTATTGGTTTCCCATTTGGTTTTATTACAAAAGAAAACCGCAGATGGTGACCAATTGATGGGGCCTGTTTCTTCTGTTTCAGAGGGCAGCGTTTCTATGTCTGTCGATACCAAAGGCAGCATTGGAAAAATTGATCCTTGGCTGTCCCAGACCCGATATGGTCAAGAATTTTGGGCGCTTAGCAAAAGATATCGCAGCACATTTTATATTCGACCTATTCCCGATCCAAGATTAAGAATTTTTCCATAAGGAACAGTTGATGACTGATATTAAGGTAAAACCTACAAGAAAAAAAGCTGCTTCAGTTAAAAAAACGGTCAAAGTTAAAAAACTTAAAGCATCAGACAAAACCTCTGCTGCGGTTGATGGGGATTTGATTGATGAAGAGGACGATACTGACCAACTTGAAACAGAATGTTTATTACGTACATCTTTAAGTTTGAAAAATGCTTGCTTTGAGCAAGAAGAAACTTCTGAAAATAACGTTGATATAGATAATTTTCAACCTATTGATAAATTAATGACATCTGAAGTTCATAATAAAATTTCAGATATTCATAAAACCGTATCCATAATTGAAGAAGATAATCAAGATTATATCGTAATTGGTTGTCGTTTTCCCAATGGGGTTGTTGTGAATATTGGCAATAATAAAATATTATTGCGCGGTATCAATGATATGTCAGATCAAGATAAGGCAAAGCAAGACAAAAATGTTGGTTTTACTAAGATTGCTAGACCTGTATGGAACAGTTTTTTAAAAACACATAAAAATTGGCCACCTTTATTAAATGGGTCTGTTTTTGTGATGAATAGAAAATAATAGATTTCAAATCGAATATTTTATCAGTATTTTTAATATATTAATTTTAGTCATTTATTAATGATGAATAATTGTAAATATGTATTTATTTATAATTATTCATCTTATTTTAAAAATTCTGCATTATTTTTAAAATAGGATGAATCAAGAAAAAAGGGAAGACACCATCATGAAGCTTCATGATTTAGTCAGAGGAATGATTGGGGTGGTTAACCCCAATATTATAGGGTCTTTGTATCGGTCAAAAGGGTATGAGTTAGATGGAACTCAACAAAAGCCGATTTACGAAGACCCTATTCAAGTTGAGCTGCAAATCCAATCTGTTCCAGGAGATAAACTGAGCCATTCTCATTTTTTAAACCAACAAGGTGAGCGCAAAGTTGTGTATGTCAACGGGCAAGCTTTTGGCATTGATCGTGTGCGTGGCGCAGGGGGTGATTTATTAGAGTTTTATGGGAGGCGTTGGTTAGTGGTACAGCGTCTTGAGGCATGGGAAAACTCTGATTGGTGCAAAGTTGCTGTTGTTGCGCAGCTTGATAAACCAGAAGATGATGATGCTGTGCTTGAAGATTACGTAGATTAAATTCCTTTGTAAAAAACGGTGAAAGTAATAAAATTGTCAAATTATAGATTGTCTCTTTTGATGAAAGATGCTATATTAATCACATAATAGATAATTGTATTTGACTTACAAAATTATATATTTTGAACGCAGGCTTTTAATTTGTTTGTTACAAACGAGTAAAAGCCTTTTTTATTGTTTAATTTATAAAAAAAAATTTAATTTTATAATAAAGGGTTGGACATGTCTTCTTATGACATGCCCGCAACACAGTATATTCATTGGCCAGATAGTTTTTATCAAACAACGGATATGCGTAACCAATATGATGCTGATATTCGTCAAATCGTAGAGGTGTTTAATCGCTATCTTGGAAATAAATATCCAAAGTCAAATTATCATGATTTAGACTGGCGTTTGGTCAAGGCAATGATATGGATCGAAAGCGGGCATAAACATTCTGCGTGGCGATATCGTCCTATGCAAATTGGTAATCATGGAGATGCTGGATTAATAGCATTGTTACATCTTAAAAAAATACGCCTAAAGAATGGTAATTTTCGTATTCAAAGTGAAGGTGCAGAGTTAGTTATTCCTCCTGAATATGTATCTAACTTAACCATTAAAAATAAAGAAAAAATACGTTATAATCCACAGTTAAATATTCAAGCAGGTGTAGCTTATCTGTTAATGCGACATGCGAAAATTGGTTATAAAACCGTCGTAGATAATGATGCCAAGGAACATATTGTAACTATCAAAGTAGATGATAGTTTAAATAAAATTGCGGTGACACATCAAACAACAGTTGGAATTATTAAGCAATTAAATCCAGGAATCAATAAGTGTAATTTACATATGGGTGTAAAACTTAGATATAAAACAGCAACTGTAAAAAAAACTATTAAAGGTTGGGTGCCAATGACGTTTTCTAGTGTTGCAAGGAAATATAATGCTAAAGGTGATTATCGATATCGGCAAAAATTACGTTATGCTTTCCAAAATATAGAGTCTTCATGGTTTAAAGTAGTTTATTAATTCGTTATAACCAGAATTGATTTAGATTTGATATTGTAGGCAAGTGATTAAGATATTTTTAAGAAATTTAAACTAATTTAAAAAAAATATAGTTTAATTAATTAAAGGTAAATATATATTTAAATGATACTTGATTAATTATATTGCGACTTTTTAATAATTTTTATTTAAAATCAGTAGGTTGTTTATGGATTTAGTAATTGTTTTAAAAGCAGGAATAGTGGGCAGTTTTGGCTTTGTTATTGCAATTGGTGTCGTTATGACATTATTGATCTCAGTTTCAAAATCCTTACAAGAAGCTTCTGCCCAGGCTCGTAAACTACCCTCTTTTATAGTTTTTTTAATTGTATTTCTAATAGAATTAGGGATAGCATATTGGTATTTTTCTTCAGTAACAGAAATATCTACTCCATCCGCCCTAGATAAATTTACAATGTATGCTTGTTTATTTTCTTTAGCACCTTCAGTTGCAATTATTATGGGGGCTCTTTTTTATTATTGTGATGCCCAAAAAACAATACAGGGAAAAGACCAAGAAAAACTATAAGATATCTCATATCAATATAGACAATTTAATCAAATTTATGCTGCGCAATATATAGTAAATATATTGCGTTTTTTTATGGTTAAAATACATGTTTTTAACACTTTATAATAACTATAATTTTTTAGGAATTTCAGAATGAATTTAAGAGGAATATTAGGACTTAGTACAAGCCTTATGGTGGTTTGTGCTGGCCTTATGTCTTCTTTTGCGCAAGCAGAAGATTACGTGGCAAAATCTCAAGTTAATGCGGCTAATGGTGTGGCAGGATTAAATGCCAGTAAGCAAATAACAGCAGATGTTAACAATAGCAAAATTTTAACAGATGGTGTTCAGTTAAACAAGAAAAATGATCGATTACGGTTTGTTACAAATAGTCTTGATAGCAATAACAATGAAATAGATATGTTCTTTAACCGTGATGCTGGTAATAAGGATAATCTGAGTAATGAATTAGATGCAAATACATTTTACTTTACCAATAACAAGTATGGTAATAAGTATAAGTTTAATGGCAGTGTTGCTACTACAGGCGATATAATCTTAAAAAATCAAAGTGTATTTTCTGCTATTAATAAGGCAAATCTTGCAATAGCAGGTAAATATGAGAATATTTCATCGTATAATGATAAAACTGAGTTACCCTTAATTTTTATTCCCGATGACCAATATATTCGGCGAAATACATTGCAAATGGGTGGAAGAACCAGAAACGGATATGTTGGTATTAAAGCTACTTGTCAAACAACAGGTGGAGGAGACTTGGGTGGAAGTTGTTATCAATTTACGAATATGGCTGGTATTCAATCGTCACATCGTGGTGGTGCAGGAGAAACAGAGGCTATTAATATGGATGTTCGTACAACTGATAATTCACCATTAGATGTCATTGGTGGAAATACACTGGTTAAAAATTCTGATGGATCTTATGTTGTTACAGGAAATGATTATCAAATAGCTGTAGCACAGGCTTCTGGTGCTAATACTTTTCAGGTTAAAGGAACATTTGGATGTGGTATTGGTTATGATAGTGGACAAGCTCGTTGTGAAATGGATGGTGTTAATGTATTAAATGCAGAAGGGAAAGCTTTGGTTGATGAACAGGGGAAAATAATACCTGTCAAAGTAACACCAGGGGTATATGACGCAAGTAAAGATATTACTATTGTTGAATTGCCGATTAACTACAAGTTAGCAAATTCTTTGACAACTACAGATAACGTAAATATTAAATTTTATTCTTCTGATGGTACTGCTTATGCTATAGAATATGGAAATTCAAATGTAAAAATTTATCCTAAACTAAGCGCTAAAGAGGCTGCTCTTATTCACTCACGGATGGCTTTGTGGACCAATATTGCTAATGGTATGCATAGTACTGAAGGTGGTAATAATGAAGATGCTGCAAATGTTGATATGCCAAATTATTATTATGGATATGAAGCTGGTGGATCTGAAACTGCTGATTATTCAGTTATAAACATAGAAACTTATTATTATCCAGGAACAGGGCAGTCAGGAGGTTGGAAAACATTAAATGATGCTTCTAAGACTGGAACCGCTGGCACGCCAGGGAATATAAAGGATGCAATTCATACAAATGACCAATATGACTATCAGTTACGTTATAAGTATCCTGGTACTGATACGGATCGTTATAACACTAACTATCATCGATACAGTAAACCAACATTATTCCTTGGTTTAACAAAGAAAAATTTCAATTCTTTCTCTTTACAATCTTATACGAAAGCACCTGATTCTATTACAAGAGATTATGATAATGAGTGGGATTTTTGGATTCCTAATGATCATAATGGTGAAGTTGTTACACGAGGTTTAACTATGACCTGGGGTCACAGTGGATCGAAACTTTTCGCAACAGGTAGTTACATGTTGCGTTTGGCTGGGTTTAATAATATGCCAATTGGTTTAAAAGTTGATGGTGTTTTTAAAGGTGGAGGAAAAGTTGTTGATACAGATGCTGGTTTTTCTGTTTTTAGCTGGGGTCAGACTAAGGATTCATTAAGAAATAACAATGAAGAGCAAGTTATAAGTGCTTTGGGTTCTGCTATGATTCCAGGAGGGGATACATATCAGCTGTTTTCATATATGTCTAATGATAATCCAAAAACTGCAATGGGTAAAGCTGCAGCAAATTATTCGTTACATTTTGGAGCAACAAAATCACCAGCATATAATTCGTTGGCCTATAATCATTCTCCAACATGTAATGATAAAAATATAAAAGATAAAACTCTTTGCTCTGTATTGGGGCAAGTGATTTTTGATCCGTTAAATTATAAAGGTGGTATTGCACTTGGTTCTGGTCAAGGGGAAAATACTAAACTTGGGTTAATCGTTGATAAAGATAATAACGTAAATATAATTAACAAGTTGAGTGTTAATGGTAAATCTGTGAATGATGCTATTGATAAAGTAGAAAAAGCTATACCTAAATCCAATATTGATATTGCTAATGGTGTTGCTGGGTTAAATGAAAATAAAGAGGTAACTGCTAATATTAATAGTAAACAAGTATACTCACCATTTATATTGTTATCCAATACAGGTTCCATTCGTTTTTTAACCAATAGTACTGATACTAATAATTTAGATATTAATTTTTTTTATAACCGCGATGCAAAAATCGATTCATGGAAAAATCAACTAGATGCGAATACTGTTTACTTCACAAATAACCATTATGGAAATAATTATAAATTTATAGGTAATGTTGGTGTCAGTAATCAAATTTCAGCCTCAAAATTTATAGGGAAGAGTTTTCAAGGGCAGCTTTCTACTCCTTCATCATCGACCGTTTCTTGTAATGCGGGTGAGTTTAAAGATGATACAAATTACCATTATGTTTGTGTAGCGGCTAATAAATGGAAACGCGTAGCATTATCTGATTTTTAACCATTTATAAATATTATTCATAATTAGGTCAGGCATCTTTTTAGATGTCTTTTTTATTGGAATAATCATCAAAAATTACGGGAAAAATAAAGCCCGTCAAGAAACTAGGGGCATATGAATATGCCCTTTTATTTAAATAACAATCCAAAAATAAAATAAGGATTATGAAATTTATGTCTATACCTTTAAATAATATTGTAAAGATTAATCCTGGCGTATTAGACGTCGGGAATAATGGAAACAACCTGTTTGGGTTAATGTTAACCCAAAATGTTGGTGTCCCAGCAGGGCAAACAACAGCTTTTACCAGTGCAAATCAAGTTGGTATAATTTTTGGTATGAAGTCTGAAGAATATAAACTGGCTAGTGTTTATTTTTCTGGTTTTACAAACTCAGATCGTGTTGCTGAACAATTATATATTGCTCCATATTTTAAAGAAACTACACCTTCAAGCTTAATTGGTGGATCTTTACAAAAAGTTACATTGGAACAGTTGCGTAACTTTTCAAATGATATTCATGTTAGCTTTAATTATGAACAACTATCAAATGTAAAAAAAATTGATTTAAGTGGCGCAACCAGTTTTAGCCATGCAGCTAGTATTTTAAGTTCAGCAATATTTGGTGATCAAAATCCTCCAGTATCTATAATTAATACAGATACAGATACAGATACAGATACAAATACAAATACAAATACAAATACTAGATCAGACCCTGAGGGATCTGTAACTTATTCTGAAGCTACGCAATCTATGATTATTAATAGTAAAACTACAGGAGATCATATTAGTGTATCAGGAACTTTGGCTGATCAATTAAAGCTTACAAATGGTTTGTTATGTGCAGGAAGTAATGCACCAAATCTTTCTAGTTTATTAGATGAGTTACGACAAAAAAACTTATCTTTCTGTTCTGTTTTTTTAACATGGGAGGGCAGTGAAGCTGAAAAATTAGAACTTGCACAGTGGGCTAATTCTACCAAAGATGATGTCTGTGTTATTTTAAATGATACATACGATAAAGATAAGAAGTTAATACTTTCTGACATAGTTAAAAACGGTAATTATGAAGGTGTTGTTTGTGTATATAACAATCCTAATTTATGCGCATTTATTGCAGGTTATCCTGCAGCGTGGGATTTAACCAAAACAGATGGACGTTTTACGGCTGCATTTAGACGTAGTTCGTTATTAACTGCTAATGTTTTTGACGAGCAAGAAGCATTAACATTAAAAGATAAAGGTTATAATTTTTATGGTGTGTGGGCATCTTCAACGAGTAACTTTACCTTTATGTATGAAGGCCGTATTTCAGGACAATATATTTGGTTAGATAGTTGGTTCTGCCAAGTTTGGATACGCCGACAATTCCAATATTATTTTGTTATGACTTTGCTATCTCGAGGGCAAATTCCTTATAATACAGATGGTAAAGGAATTTTAACGACAGCGATTAAACCTGCTATTGATCAATATATGAATTTTGGTGCTGTTCGCCCAGGTGTTGCTTTGGCTGATGAACAAATTCAACAGCTTAAACAAGCAGGATTAAATCAGTCGCAAATCAACAGTATTACAACGGTAGGTTATTACCTCAAAGTGGATATGGAACGTGTTTCTCCGCAAACTCGAGTAAAACGTAATTCTCCACCGATTAATTTTTGGTATACCGATGGACAATCCGTTCAACAAATTAACATGAATAGCATAGAGATTCAGTAACATGGCAGCAAATAGAACAATTACGGCAATTAATACAAAATTAACATTAATTGCGTCTAATCCTTGGATGAATAATACAGCAGCAGATGCTGTGGGTCTGGGATCAACAGCAACAGGGTTTGTATCTCCATTGGTAGGGGTTCCTTTGAGTTTAGAGGGAATGACCTCTGATAATCCCTTCAGTTTCTCTCATCAAACGATGGTTGAAACAGCAACATCAATGGAAGGTAATTTATACGGTGGATATTTAGCTACTGCAAATACTGTCGAATTAACCATTACTTTTATTGCAGCATCTGATTCATTGGCAACGTTGCAGGCATTGGCAAAAGTTATGCAGGTTCAACGTGAAGCCATGAAGTTTAACGGTACTATGATTGTTCCTTCACAAGGAAAAACGTTCAGCTTGAATAATGGTTACTGGATAGAATGGCAATCAATACCTACTCACGCAAAAATCTTACAACCGATTGCATGTAAATTTCGTTTTGAATCAGTGGATTCAGTTTTGGAAGTTTAATTAATAGTCTTTAGGCTATTAATTGTAAAACTATAACATAACATTGAAAGGCACTGTAACAGGTGCCTTTTTTATTGGAGAAAGATAGATGGCACGTCGTTCAATTGACATTAAAATTGAAGAAAAAGGCAGAGACCAAGGTAAACTTTTTAAAATCACAGAAATGTCCGCTTTTGATACTGAAAGCTGGGCAGAACGCGCGATTAATGCGATTTTACGTAATGCAACCTCCCAAGATTTGTCAGTATTATTACCATTGGTTTATTCCTATGTTCAACAAGTGAATGAAGATAAATCTCTTGAGGAAGTGGTTGAAGAACGTGAAGAAGGTAAAGCTGCGATCAATCAAGCAACAGAAAGTCTTGCAATTTACTTTGCATCTATGTTTTTTCAACTGCCTTACGATGAGTTACGTGTGGTCAGTGATCCTTTGCTACAATGTTGCTCGATTTATTTAAATCCAGGGCAAACTCAGATGACTGAACCAGTGTTAAATAATCCAACCCAATATATTGAAGAAGCAAGTACTATTTTTGGATTAAAACGGGAGGCATTTAAACTTCATACTGATTTTTTTACCAGCGGCGCCAAGCGTCACTTGAGCAAATTTATCAATCAAATGGACTCTCAGACCGATCAGTTATCCGATACACCCCCAACATCCCCCAAGCTATAGGGCAAGTGGTGAGTTCTTGCTTTGCTACATTAAACGAGCTAAAAACTATTTATGGAATACAAGACTTATATGATTTCTTGGAAATCATTATGGTTAATAATTACAATGAACTGGTTCTTATGGAACAGGCGAAAATTAATGCCCAGCGAGATTAGCGATGTTCATGGGCTTAATAATGTATGAAAAGTTTAATATAGCAAAAGGATTGTTTTATCCTGAGCCATTGCCGAGAAGGGAAGGGTTAGGAGAGGTAGAAGAAAGAGGATTTTTTTCATTTTATATAGCTTTATTTACAGACATTGTTTTTATCTGCATACATTATGTTAATATCATCAATAAATTTATTTGTTGATTTGACAAGATATGGAGTGCGTTCTCCCAATATATAGCCACTTAATTGAGGTATAGTGACTAGGTCTCCTGAACGACCAGCCCATTTTTCTTGTGAAAAGAAAGGTACATTAAAAGGGAGAGGTCGTCCCAGAGCTGCAGCTTTTTTGTTAGCTTTAGAAACAGCATTAACGACATAAGCATCTCCGATCATACATTGCAGATATTTTGGATCGGTATCTTTAGTATGTTGGTAACAATCGTAAACATCGTTCATTAATCCTTCTAAGCTGTCTTTACATAAATTGGGAAAAAAGCGTTCTGCAGTTTCTTTAATATAGGTATCGGGTGCTCTCTCTGGTTTTGATTGAGCCATTGCCGAGAAGGGAAGGGTTAGGAGGGGTAGAAGAAAGAGGATTTTTTTCATTTTATATAGCTTTATTTACAGACATTGTTTTTATCTGCATACATTATGTTAATATCATCAATAAATTGTTTTGTTGATTTTTCGAGATAAGGGGTGCGCTCTCCCAATATATAGCCACTTAATTGCGGTATTCTGATTAGATCTCCTGTGCGTTCAGCCCATTTTTCTTGCGAAAAGAATGGTACATTAAAAGGTATCGGACGTCCAAGAGCTGCAGCTTTTTGGTTTGCTTTGAAAACAGCAGCAAATACATAAGTATCTCCGATCATACATTGCAGATATTGTGGATCATTATTTTTGGTATGTTGGTAACAATCATAAACATCGTTCATTAATCCTTCTAAGCTGTCTTTACATAAATTGGGAAAAAAGCGTTCTGCAGTTTTTTTAATATAGGCATCGGGTGCTCTTTCTGGTTTTGATTGAGCCATAGCGGAGAAGGGAAGAGTTAGGAGAGATAGAAGAAAAAGGATTTTTTTCATTTTATATAGCTTTATTGAACAGGTTTAGTTTTAGTTATACAGCTGTTCTTGGGATCGGCGTTCATTGCATCTGAGGCATGTATAAATTCATTTGTTGATTTAACGAGATATGGGGTACGCTCATTACTTGGATAACCACTTAGTTGTGGTAAAGTTAAAAGTTTTCTTATGCGATTAGTCCATTTTTCTTGTGTAAAGAATGGCGCATCAAAAGGTATAGGCTGCCCAAGATCTTCAGCTTTTTTATTTACTTTAGAAGTTATGCTAAATACAAAAGCATCGGCGATCATACATTGTAGATATTTTGGATCATTATCTTTGGTATGTTGGTAACAATCATAAACTTCATTCATTAACCCCTTTAATCCCTCTTTGCATAAAATGGGAAAAAAACGTTGTTCCGTTGCTTCAATATAGGCATCGGGTGCTCTCTCTGGTTTTGATTGAGCCATTGCGGAGAAGGGAAAAGTTAGGAGGGGTAGAAGAAAGATGATTTTTTTCACTTTACGAAGCCTTATTACATTAACAAATTGTTTTCACTTTATTTCACTTTATTATTTTTGACAAGCTATCGCAATGATGCATTTATTTATTAAAAACAGGATAGGATTATGGCCGATATATCTTCTAACACATCTGTTCCCAGAGTAATTCCAACACATCAAGAAATTAACTCTGATACTTTGGAATATGGAAAACAGTTAGCTGCCTCTATTGCAAAATTAGATCAAACCGTAACGAATGCATATAACCATATCAATAAATTATTTGCCCTTTATGAACAAAATATTGATGAGATTGTAAAACGTCTGGTAAATGACGATTTTTCTCAAAAAGCAGAAAACAAAGGGGTTGCAGATTCTCAACAGCAAATTAATTTACAAAAGAATTATATTCAATTACTGGCAGATCAAAATGCTGCATTTTTAGAGTTCAATATTTCGCTTAAACAAATTGTTTCTAAACTAACGCCGATGACGGTTTCACAAACAATGCAGGCAGATAATAATACGGCTACTGCGATGCGGGTGAGTTATGAAGAATTAATGTTTAACCGGTATATGTCAAGTAAGTTTGGTGTGGATGCTGAACATGCAGATAATTTTCAGGAAAAAAGTAAGGCAATTCTTGATGTTAAAAATGATCAGAATGCTTTATTAAAAATTCCAATGATCAATGCATTATATCAACAAGATCATGGTATTTTAAAACAGATTTCAGGGGCACAAGATACCAAAGCATTAATTCCTATTTTAATTGAGGCAATGTCCAAAGCAAATTCGGCAGGAAACAAAGAGGCTGTGGCTGCTGGACAAGATTATTTTGGTAAAGATGCCAATATTTTTGCCTATATGACCAGTTCTTTAGTTAAAGTATTGGAAGGTCAAAGAAGAAGTGATTTCACCAGTGAAAGTTTTCGGTATCAAAGAGAGCATGATCCTGTTTGGATGGCAGAGCAACATGCACAGGAATCAAACAGAAATTTACCTTCAAATCTGAATTTTGTTGATGCACAAAGTGATTATAAAAACAATGTAACCATTACTGAACAAGGTGGTGTAACAAGATCTTCTGGTGTTCAAGAATATGCACTGAGAGAAGCATCAGAGAAGATGTTCAGAAACCCTGATGAAGCAGCCGCAATTTATGGTGGGGTTGATGATTTCAATAAAACTCTAGCTTTTATGAATCAATCACTGGGGGGTATTTCCCCTATGTTTGAAGGGTTAGGTGGAAGTGCTGGAAAAGCCAGTGAGGGGATGTCGGATTTTGCAAAAAATTTGAGCTTAACAGTTGAAGGGCTCAAAGCTACGGGGTTATTAATGGTTACAGAGGCTAATGCTCTGAATTATGCAATGAAACCTTATGGTGAAAGACCACCAGAATATACTCTTCAAGAGCAAAAAGAAAAGTTATTGCTTGCCAATAGTGAAAAAGAGAAAAAAGAAAATCAGGTTACCTTAGATTACTTAAAAGAAAAAAAAGGTTGGAATGTCGATTATAATAATGAAATGTTTCGATTTGATATTCGTGATAAGCAAGGAAAAGTCGTTGGAAATTCAGGGGAAAGGTTAGAGGATCTTACGAAGCGTGTGAATGAATTAAGAGCCCCTGGTAATCAGGAAAAAATTAAACAGTTAGAGGCTTGGTCAGGATATAAGGTTGATGTGGATCCGAAAACATTAGAGATTGGGTTGTTTACTGCTCAAGGAAAGATGGTTGCAGATATTGGCAAAAAATTAAAAGGCTCTTTTGATGATATTCAATGGGGTGTAGATAATGCTGTAAAATCACAATGGCAAGAGGATTATTGGGGACCAAAAAGAAAGCAAAATGAGCAGGATTTATCGAGTGAAGTTTATAATTTCAAAAAGAACATAAATAACGATCAGCGGAAAGTATCAGAGGGGAAAAATAAAAGCGTTATTTCTTCTTCATCTCAATTACAACAGGGGATGCCAAAGACTAATTTAAATAGTTCAGCAACCCAAGTAAGTAAACCGTCTCAGCAAGTAAATGAAGTAAGTATAACGGGTGGTAAACAGCCCCATCAGTTAGATGCAAAAAGAAAACAATATATCAATGAAAATTCGATAGTATCAGAAGGAAAAAATAAAACCATTATTTCTTTTTCATCTGAAGCACAACAGGGGATGACAAGGACTAATTTGAATGGCCCAGCGATCCAAATAAGCAAACCGTCTCAGCAAGTAAATGGAGTAAGTATAACAGTTGGTAAACAGCCCAATCAGCTAAATACAAAAAGAAAACGACAGATCAGTAAAAATCAGACAGTATCAGAGGGGAAAAATAAAAGTGTAATCCCTGCTCCAGCTGAAGCACAACGAGGGATGCCCAAGACTAATTTAAATAGTCCAGCGGCGCAGGTAAGCAAATCCTATCAGCAAGTAAATGAAGTAAGTATAACAGGTGATAAACAGCCCCATCAGTTAGATGCAAAAAGAAAACAACATATCGGTAAAAATCCTACAGCAGCTGATGTAAAAATGGGTAAAGACTGCTCTCATATAGAAAATTTGAGTAATACTTATAAATATGATGTAAAAATTACAGTTAATCCACCCAGTGGAGACCCAATAAAAATTGCACAACAAGTTTGTGAACAATTAAAACGTCATACATGTGGGAGTGGAATGGGAGATAGAAAATATGAGCAAAGGGCAACAGTTAAGTAGTATTTTAATTAATTTTAGTGGGTAATGAATAAATTAAATAGGCACTTTTACGGTGCTTTTTTTATGGAGGGCCAGATGGCAAAAATAGGGGTAGGGAATGTGTTGAGTTCCTACGCACAAAGTGCTGGGTGGAAAGCACTGAATCAACTGATTAATGCGAATTCCCGTTTTGGTATTTTTGATGCTAGAGGGAATGCGTTTTACGAAAAGGGATTAAGTGCGGACGAATTACAAGGGTTAGCAAAATATTTCAAGGTGTTAAGTGTAGATACTTCAACTGAAAGTGGAGTGACTGCATTAAATTATAGTAAAAATTATAATGTTACGACAGCCCCTGTTGAAAGCAGTAAAAGCGCAGATGGTCAAATAAAGGGCGGTAGAACGATGGCTTACAACCTTGTTGAACAACCTCGACAAGGTCAAATTACTTATGTTTCTACAGGGACTGAAAAACAACGTAAATTTTTTGAAACAGCTTTGGAAACAGCTCAAAGTACAACGACTTTATATGAGCTGCATACTGCAGAGCGCACTATGAAAAATATCAAGATTACGGGATATTCTGTTAATCGCAGTCCTAGCCAAGGTACTCAAATGGTGCAATATCAAATTACATTCCAAGAAATATTGGTTGTGCTCAATACAGTGGAGTTAAGTGGCGCTACTGATACTTATAATAACTCTAAAGCTCAAGGGCAGCTGGAAATAAATACACCTAGTGGCAGTCAAATTCAGGCCGCCAAAAAAAAACAATAAAAGAAGAATAATCATCATGAAAATCATATCTCTTAACTCTATTGATGCTCAAGAATTCTCATCTAATTTAGGTGGGATTGCTTATAATTTTCGTTTGCTTGATAAAGGTGAAGCAGGTGTTTTTTTAGATATTTATGATGGGGTTGATCCCGTATTAACAGGGATATTATGTCTGGATCGGGTGCGTTTGGTGCGTTCTGCATATTTAAATTTTCCCGGAGATTTAATGTTTGTCGATCAAGAAGGCTTTACGCATCCTGTTTATACAGGTTTTGGTTCTCGGTATTTATTATATTATTTAGCAGAAGGAGATGATGATGGAGCAGGAATGTAATGGTTAATGGTACAGATTTAAATTACTTTGTTGCAAAACCTAATATACATCATCATTCATTTGTAAAACGTTATCTTAAATTCGAGTTTGTTGGTGGTGTAGATCAAAACGGTAAACAAATTTATTTTTCAAAAAAAAAATCAGAAATAGATAAACAAACAGGTTTAAAAAAAGGGTCAACAATCGCCACTATTGAACGTTTGCAAGCTACTGTTTCAATCAGTTATAATGGTGGTACCAGTTTACCAGAGTGTGACTGTACGATTTATAACATGGATGAAACGCTAGCAAACCAGTTAACGACACTAGGACAATATCAAAAAAATGAAAAAGGATATGGCAATCAATTAATTGTTTATGCCAGTAATGATTCAGGAAATCCTGATAACCCTGTTTTTACCAAAGTATTTCAAGGAGGGATCAGTGTTGCATATACAGATTATGGTTCTGCGCCTGATGTGGTTTTTCATGTAAGAGCAATGGCTTTGGCAGGGTTAAATTTACATCCAGCTAAATCTCTTTCTTTTAGAGGTAAAGGCTCTGTAGCAGGGATCATTCAATCTATTATTGATAATTATCATAGTAAATTATCGTTAACTCCTGAAAGTCCATTATATTTAATATTAAAAGATTGTGGGGTTACTGCGACCCTAAATAATTCGAATTATCATGGAGATGTGATTGAACAAATTCGTCAATGTACGAATGATGCACATATAAGATTTAGTGTACAAAACGGAACAGTATATATCTGGCCAATGCATATGTCTTTGAATGCAGCATTGGCGCAATCAGGTTCAGGTAACAAAACACAAATAAAGCAAATGAAAACACGATTATTTTCAAATGCGACGGGAATGGTTGGTTATCCTGCTTATGCTAATGATGGTATCACTGTACGCTCTATATTTTCTGGCGATCTTTTATATGGTGAAGAGATTGAGGTTAAGTCAGTTTATGAACCTGCGTGTGGTTTATGGAAATATATGATCTCTATGCGACATGAACTTTCTTGTTTTACGCCCAATGGTGCTTGGACAACAACAATAGGGTTATCTAAAATATCTGAAGAAGAAAAAGCAAAGTTGAGTAAAAAGCAATGATGAATCCAAATAAAGGGAATAGCAGCCTAAATACTTTGGTTGGTATTATTGATAATGCGTTAAGCAGTGTTTCGACTGCGATGCCAGTTACTGTTATTCAAGTTTATGATAATCATACCGTTGATGTCGCACCAATGATTGATATGCTGGATAACGAAGGAAATGCAGTAGAGCACGCTCCTATTAGTGGTATTCCCTATGCGCGTTTGCAAGGGGGGGAGTATGGGTTAATTATTAAGCCAAAAGTCGGTGATAAAGGGTTGGTTGTTTTTGCATCCCGCGACATTTCTGATGTCGTGCAAAGTAAAGGAAAAGCAAAACCTGCAAGTTTAAGAAAACATTCTATGTCTGATGGTATGTATATTGCGTCTTTGTTATATGAAGAGCCAAAGACATACATGGAAATAACAAAAGATGCTGTATCAATCAATGTCCCGACAATAGGGAATGATGGAAATGTTGATGCAGGCAAAGATGCCACAAGTATCAAAGTAACAAAAAATAGTGTTTATGTTGCTGTTGGTAGCGGTGGAAAATCAAGCAATATTACTATTAAAAATAATAATTTAACAATAGAGTCTACAAAAATTACTCTTAAAGGTGATGTAGAAATCACAGGAAATACAACGATTGGTAAAGATGCAACAATAAGCGGTGACGCGACAATTGGTACAATTGCCTTTTCAACACATGTGCATAAAGTCATTGAAGAGGGTCTACCGACAAAAGGACCTATAGCCTCTGAAAAATCGCCACAGAAAAAAGAAACTTGATTTTTAAAATAATTAATTCTTATAATTAAATTAATTCTTATAATTAAACGATATTATTATTAAAGGGAAATATAATGCGATTATTACTGGCTCTTTTATTGCCATTTACGGTGTTTTTCACAATAGGAAAGCCTTTTCAAGGGTTCTTTTGTTTATTATTACAAATTACGTTAATCGGTTGGATCCCAGCAGCAATTTGGGCTGTTTATACGTTAAGTAATTGGCGAACGGATCAAAAATTAAGAAAGTATCAATAAGTTTATTGAGAACATAAGAATAACAAGCCACCTAAATTGGGTGGCTTTTTTATTGGGTAAAGTGATGGATTTATTATTAACTACGGATGAGGATTTACAAGTAGATCCGAATGTAAAATTGTGGGATTTAAAAGTAGATGTGAATGGTAATATCGCTATTTGTGAAGCACCTTATTCCATTGCACAACAAGCTGCGAATGAAATTAAATTATTTGAAGGCGAAGGATGGTATGACCGTTCTCAAGGAACCCCTCATTTTGCGCAAATATTGGGTATCAATAGTAATTTAGGATTAATCCGTAATATTTTATTAGCCCGAGTAAATGGGGTCGATAATGTAATGCGTAGCGATATAGATATGTATATCGACAGTTCACGCGTGTTGCATGGAAATATTTTTATAACCAGTAACAGTGGAGAAACCATCAATGTCGTCTACTAATCAAAATGATACATTTAAAACAAACCTTGCAGAGCTACAATTTACCACTAGTGGTATTACGCTTCCTGAAGAAAGTGAGATTCTGGATGCTATTATTCAAGATTTTCAAAATGCATTTGATTCCAAACTGCAATTTAAAAAAGAAAATGGTGAATTTTTACTGTCGACACCTCAAGGGCAACTGGTAACTTCTATTGCCGCAATTATTTCTGATCGAAACCGTTTATTGGCCCATTATGTGAATCAAATAGATCCTAATTATGCTGTTGGTCGTATGCAAGATGGGATAGGTCGTATTTATTTTATTGAACGTAAAAGAGCTACAAATACAACTGTGGTTGGCCGTTGTTATGGGAAAATTAACACTAAAATTCTAGAAGGAACAATGGTCAAAGACCAGCAAGGAAATGTTTATAAGTCTTTAGCAGATGCCACTATTAAAGACCTAGATGAACAATCAAATGCTTATGTTGATATTGTTTTTGAATGTCTTAAAAAAGGGGCAATTACCTGTCCAATAAAGACCCTAACAGAACGATATCAGGTCATTCAAGGATGGGAATCTATTACTAATTTACAAGATGGAATTGTCGGAATAGAAGATGAAAGTCAAGCACAATTTGAACAACGACGTCGCCAATCCGTAGCCCATAATTCTTTAAATAGTGTTGATAGTATTATGGCGGCATTAATTAACTTAGACGTGGTAGATGATGCTTATGTTATCGAGAATTATATAGACAAGGCTTTAGAAAAAGATAAAGAAAATAAATTTCAACTTCCAATTACGTTAAAACCACACAGTGTTTATGTTTGTGTTTCTCTTCGTACTCAAAGCACAAACAAAAATAGCAGCTCAGTGGAAAGTATTAAGTATCAAATTGCAAGATCAATATGGAGCAAAAAGCCACCTGGTTGTGCTTTAAATGGGAACGAAACAGTTGTTATTAAGGATGATACCAAAGATATAAATGGTAATTTGTTATATTGTCCTGATACTGCTCCTGAGTATGTCATTAACTTTGATGTTGCAGAGCCTAAACCAATTTGTATCGAAGTTAATATTGCAAAATTAAAACCTATAACAGGTGATCCTGTAACGCTTGTTCAAAATAAAATTTATAGTGTTTTTATGGGTAAAGATGGGGCTCGGAAACCACGGATTGGCAGTCAAATTTTAGCATCTCAATTTTATTGTCCAGTACAATCTTTAGGTGAATGGATCGGTATTCTTAGTATCAAAGTAGGCTTTTTAAGTGATCAAAAAGAGTTTCAAGCAGATCCAAGTTCTTCAACAGGGTTAATACATCCAACAGAGGATGTTATTCGAGTTGCGATTAATCAAATACCAACTCTGGACCCAAGGCATATTAATGTGACATTTGAAGAAGAGAAAAAGGATGTTTTTAATGAGTGATGAAGAAGTTGAGCAAGAAAAAAGTTGTCACTGTTGCAAAGGTAATACCGGTAAAACCACTGATGTGGATGATAAAATACAAGGTCCAGCATGTTTAGACTATAAAAAAACGGTTATTGCTCAATACTCTAACTCTCCTAGAATGCTTGCTTTACTGGATAGTATTGATCACAGGATTAAAGTTTGTGGTTTTTTTGATAATTTTTATCGCAACATTTGGAATGTCAATACTGCCCAAGGGTTTGGTCTAGATATTTGGGGAGTTATTGTTGGGGTTAACCGTACCGCACGTACGTTTATGGGGTTTTACTGGGGATTTTATGAAGAAAGCTTATTACTTGCCAGACCGTATTACGATATAGAGGGGTATAATTCTTCTTTATATGATTCTAACCTGCCAAACAATCAACAGCCCGAGGAATATTATGGTGCTGTGGGTATGTTTCGAGATCTTCAAGGCAAAGATGGAGATATAACGGAAGGTGATGGTAAAGACTTAATGCAGGAACATACATTTGATGATGATGATTTCCGGAAATTAATTCTGGCCAAAGCATACGCTAATATTAGTGACTTTAGCATTTCTAAGATTAATTATTTACTGATGACATTATTGGGTGAGAGCTGTTGTTGTGTAAATAGTTGTGAAACATGTTGCAAAGAATGTAAGACGAAACGCTCGATTTATATTCAAGATAATTTGAATATGAGCCTTACCGTAAAGTTAAATTGGCCTCCAACTAAAAGGGAAGTAGCCCTCATTTATAATACTGGATTGTTGTCCAGGCCTGCGGGCGTTGAAATGTATGAAATCGATATTCAAGTTAAAGAAAGTTAAAAGAGGCTATAATGACAACATCAGATAATGGACCAACTCCATTTATAACAATATGGGCAGAAAACGGGCAAAAATTTGAGTTTATCCCAGAGTTGGCAAAGGATAAAGAAACAACAAAAGATGAAAATGGCAAACCATTCCATCCTGCGAGAGCTACAATGGAAGAAGGTTTTCCTGAAGTTACGATGAAATCAGCAATGAGAGGTGGTGTTCCACCTTGGGGTCAAGATCATAATAAAATTCTTAGTAAAATTACTGATGCTATACAATGGATGCAGGCTGGTGGTTGCGCATTTTTTAATAAAGCATTATGCGATAAAATAAAAGGGTACCCAAAAGGAGCGATGCTTCAGGGGAAAAAGATAGAGAAAAATGATAAAAATGAAACTATAGAGGTGCCTTTATTATGGTTCTCTACAATTAATTCGAATTTGAATGATCCCAATACAACAACCAGCCCAGATAATGGATGGGTCAAACTTGATTTTGCAGATTTAGAGAAAAGATTGAAAGCTGCCGAAAATCATATCGTTATGATTAATAGTGATGAATATAATGATGAAAAGAATATTAAAACCTTTGGTGATGTTTATTATAAGCTTGGTACAAAAGCAGCTAAAGAAGGGAGTTGTGATACTCCTTTCCATGCAAAAACGATGAAAGCAGGAGAGTATCGTTTTTGTAATTCACCAGATGAAGGAGATGGATACATCACACAAAAAGAAAAATCCATAGATTTTTTTTGTGATAATCGAATGAATTTTAATCTGAAAGATAACCCTTTAAACCCTGTTATATCTATCTTGGGTGGTTGGGGATTTGATGAAAATGATAACCCACTATATAAAAGTTTTTGTCAATTTAATGCATCTTCAATTACTGCAAGTGGAGGTTGGTTCAGTACGGATATTCCATCAAGTGTAGATGGTGTTCCTTTTATGTTTAGAACCAAAGATCAGAAGATTGCATGGTCAACAGTAGTAGATAAATCATCAAAAAATCTGATTATGTCTTTTTTCAATCAAGGTTATATTGAAGATTCTCCTTCTTTTGAAGTTTTTGAGATATCTTCTGAAAATGGTGATATTAAGGCTATTAGGGGATCATTTCTTAATGTTGAAAAAGGTGATTTGGCCGAGTATTACCAGTCAGACCGTCAAGATTATGAGCCAGGAACGTTAATGTGTCATGGGGTAAATAGTGAAGTTACATTGTGTAAAAACTCTGATCAATTAGATAATTTTTTTGGTGTAATTTCAACTTGCCCTGCTTATATAATGAATGGAAAGGCCGAAAAAGATCCAAATGCTGTATTAATCGCATTAAACGGTAAAGTTCCTGTCAAGGTCAAAGGTGTTGTTACATGCGGTGATAAAATTACTGTTGGTCAAGATGGGTATGGAATTGTCAGTAAAGATAAAAATGATGTTATTATTGGCCGAGCTAAAGAAAATAAAATAACAGAAGAGGTCGGGTTGGTTTCTTGTTATGTCCAAGCTCATATTTAAGTAAAGGCATAGCAAATTATCATGGAAATTATATCAAGTTTTAATTTAAATCCATTGCGTATCTATACGGTTCCAAAGCGTATTAAAAATAAAAAAGGGATTGCAACTTTTCCTTCAAAACATATTGCTTCTTATCTTGATTACTCTGTTGATTTTTCTAACCAAATGAATGATGGTGAAATTATTATACAGGGAAAAACTCTATGTAATCATAGTGGAATACAAATTAATTCCTCTTTTTTTAAAGAGCACTCGTTAACAGTATTCCTTTCGGATGGAAAAGAAAATCGTTCATTTTATTTAACTTTTATTATCAAAACAAATCAAGGTAATGAGTTTTTCCAAGAAATTATTTTACCAACATATGGTTGTTTCATTGATAATATATCTCAGCAAAATTTTCAATTTATTGCGTTAGATAAAGAAAGTAATAATCCACATCCTAGGCCACCTTTAAATGCTTTGGCTATTGATGGTCGTTATTTAATTTATAATAAAAATTCATATATTATGGTATAATCAATGTTAACTACAAAATCTAAAGAAGATTGCAGTGGCGTTTGTAATCTTGAATTCTGTGAGCAAAATTCATGTGATACAGAATCCTCTAATGCAACGCAAGTCGTGCAAAAGACAAATACAATTTTATCAACAGATCAAATTTTAGTTTTGCGTAATGTAAATAATAACGGACAAGAGATTTATAAAGCTAGTTTTAATGATTTAGATCCTGATATTGCATTATCCATAATGGAAAAAGCAATTCAAGTGATGAGCCGTACAGATCCAGCAGATGGTAAAAGCCTATGGTTGGATGAAGGATTTATTCGTGTAGCTTCTGGAGATCCAGAATTATTGGGAACAATGGCACCTAGTGCTTTGCAAAAATCTTTAAAAGAGGTGTTTAAATATTTGCCAACATGTGATCCTGGTGATGGTAGTCCATGGTTAAATGGCGGAGTACTAATGCAAGGCTCAGGTGTATAATATTAAAAAAATTAATTATATCTGAAAAAAAATATTACTAAATCAGATGTATAAATTGAGTTATTTATTAATGTATTTTAAAATAAATTACGATATCTGATAATTAAGTTAAGATATAAATTATTATTTTAATACATAAACTATATTTTATAACCGTCCTAAATATTGGGCGGTTTTTTGTATTTAAAGAGGATATCAAAAAAATGACAAGTAATTCAGGAGATCAAATCATTATTGTTCCATCAGGTTCGTTGAGTGATCAAGAAATCAACTTGCAAAGTAAATCCCCCGCCGAGGTATTGTATTATCAATTTTCTATGGTTAATCGTTTAGATAGTGGTGAAGTTATTACCAAAGTATCTGCACAACCAGCTGATGTTGATCCCAAGGTTGTTATTGATCAAATTTCATATTCTAAACAAACTTTTAAAATAAGGGTTAGTGGTGGTCCAATGAATACCAAAGTTGGTATTCGTTTTTTAGTCACGACAAATATTGATACAATTCAAGAGTTTGATGCAACATTACCAATAGCACCCGCCGGTATTTTAGAAAGTGGTGAGGTTGGTGATTATATAATTGGTAATACAGGTCCTGTTGGTTCTCAAGGCATTCAAGGTATTGAAGGAGAGAGGGGTAAGGCAGGGGAAAATGGAACTCAAATTTTAGTTTTTAATCGAGATCCAGATTTAAACGATGTGAAGGAAAATGTCATTTGGTTAAATAATATTACTGGTAATTTATATGAAACGGTAATGAATAAAAATAATACATTATACTGGAACAAATTAGGTAATTTAAAAGGGAAAGCAGGGAGTTTTATTTATCATGGTGCAGTTTATCCTGTAGTAAATAATAGTTATAAAGATGGTGATTTATATTTTAATACATCCAGTAATGACTTGTTTACCTTTAGTCAAAACCAATGGGTAAAAATATCGAATTTACATGGAAAACAAGGAGAAAGAGGCTCTTTATGGTTTTATGGTCAAGGAGATCCAATAGCGTCTAAATGTTACAAATGTCGTGATTGTTATGTAAATACGACAACTCAAGAGCTATTTGTTTTTAATGGTAGCGGTTGGCAACAGTCGATTTCTTTAAAAGGTGAGGCAGGTATTAAAGGTGATAAAGGTGATCAAGGCGTAAAAGGGCAACAAGGTGATAAAGGTGATCAAGGCGTAAAAGGGCAACAAGGTGATAAAGGGGCCAAAGGTGAACAAGGAGCACAAGGTGTACAAGGCCCTCGAGGTGATAAAGGTGATAAAGGTGATAAAGGCGATAAGGGTCTTCAAGGGAATCAAGGGTTACAAGGAATAAAAGGCCAAGCAGGAAGTTTTATTTATAGTGGTCAAGTATACCCTGTTGATAATGATCAATATAAAACTGGCGATTTATATTTTAATACAGAAGAAAACGATTTATATACTTTCAGTCAAAATCAATGGATCAAAATATCAAATTTACAAGGAAAACAAGGAGAGCGAGGCTCTTTATGGTTTTTTGGAGAACAAGATCCAATAACATCTACTTGTTTTAAAGGTCATGATTGTTATGTCAATACGACAACACAAGAGCTATTTGTTTTTAATGGTTCTGATTGGCAAAATTCTGGATTTTTAAAAGGTAATCAGGGCGTTCAGGGTTCTCAAGGACCTCAGGGTAATCCAGGTAAAGATGGCCTTACACCTACTATTAAAACAGGAAAAGTAAAAACGTTAGATGTTGGACAAGATGCGACGTTTATTACGAATACAGTTGATGATATTGTAACTATTGATGTTGGGATACCCAGAGGATCAAGTTTTGATAATGATGGTACTGTTGATTTAAACGTAAAGACTATTACTAGTGATGGAAGTCTAGTTAAAACAGATGGTGTTGGTAATCTTACTGTAAATAAAAGTATAACAGCTAATAATGTTTTTGCTGAATATTATAATGTAGGTAATGGTCAACAATCTGCTTATATGAATTTTCATTCTCAAAATGCAAAAAATATTTTAGATTACGATGTGCGGTTTTTGGTACAAGATAGAACATCTGAAACTAGTGCTGGTTCTGGTATGTTAAATATAATTGCATCTACAGTAAACATGTCTAATGATCTAAAAATAACTGGATCAGTATCATCAGATGGTGATAAAATTAAGTCAGATGGTGACGGACATTTACAGGCAAAGCATTTTAAATCAGAAAATGGCGGTGTATATACAAATACTACAGATTATAAAGTAGGTGAGATTTTTTATAAGCAACTACCTTATGTTTCTATGTATGGATGGAAAATACTCGATAATAGAATATTCTATCAAAACCCAGAGTTAGATCTAGAATATGAAATATTTTTAAGAAGTGAGAGTATACCTGAATTAAATAATAATAATAGTTTAAACTTACTTTTTGAAGCTTATCTATCTAAAGAATATGATCCAGAAACGGAGTTAGTGACGCACAATTCTCCTGTAAACAAGCGTTTGGGTATTATTGGTACTGAAGGTTTGTTAGGGCATGATACGGTTAATTATCAAGGAGCGCCTTCAATAAACCCAGAAAGACCTTGGTACTATGGCTCAAGAACTTTAAGAATTAATCCAAATAAACTGTCTGATATTAAATTAAATAGAAATTTAGGTGTTTCAGGTATAACTAACAGTTATTTATCTGGAACGATTGGGTTATCAACAAACTATTTTACTAGATCTGATGATGATACAAAACAAGATGGTTTTGTTACTCCTGTTATTTGGGATACAAATACAGATGATACAGCGCAGGCAAGGACATTAGGTGTTCCTTATATTCCTGCTGATAAAAAAGATACTTTGCCTGATACATCCAATATTGTGATTGGCACTCAGTCTTATAACCAAACAGATAAAAAACCTGTTTGGTGGAATGGAAAAAGTTGGGATAAACCTCTTTTTGATGGTCAAAGAGGAGAGCAAGTTGTAGCTTTTTGGTTAAAAGCATATAATTTTCAATTTATTGATAGTTGGAATTGTAGCATTGGTATTCCTAATATGTGGGGTGCTCAATATGGTGGTAGAACAAAAAACAATGGTATTACGATTAAATATTTTGAAAAAACAAGAACTGCAGATGAACGTAAAGCGATTGAAACTGAAATAGCGAATGAAATTACTGATGCAACCAAGAAAGCAGCAGAATTAGAAAAAATAGCTAATAAAACTTACACAGATTCAAAAAGTGTAGGTTTATATACTGGTTATAATGTGATTCAATTCTATAATAGAAATAATTATGTAAATTTAAATAATTTTTATTATGATGGTTCGATTATTACGACAGGGTCTTTAAATCCAGGTAAAGTTAGTGCTTTAACTAACGATTGTATTTTACAAGATGGTGCTATTGCTAAGGATGATAAAGGTGGTTTAAGAGTATATGATGATACAAACAAAGTATGGAACCCATTGTGTAGAATCGTGGCTACAGGTGTTATAGGTATTAATGCTTCAGTGGCTGGAACGTTACCTAGTATCCCAAGATTTAATGATAATTATCCTAGCTATGGAAATGTTACTATTTCTTACGGTACAAATTCAGTCATCCTCTCTTCTCCATTATTTACTAATAAAGCAAACGATTATAATGGATTGATTTATAATATTGATTTAATTATCCCGAATACAGCTCCAGATGAATATTTCAAATATAGGGTCATCTGTGGGCAGCAAGATCAAATAAAAGGAAATGTGATTGTTCAAATTGTTGATACAACGAATGGAAAAAGGGTTAATTTTTTAACAGACACAACAATTGCATTTACTTTACAATTTACATTTAACAGGGTTTAACGAGAAGTTAGGTTAAATAATATAATATAGGCATAAAGTGGGGCGCAACAGCGTCTTTTTTTATGCCTTTTTTATGGGAAAAAAACATGGAAAATACAGATTTATTAATGCAACTGTTTCAATATGTTATGGGGATAATTCCTGGAGATATTACAGGAAATATTGTGTCTGCGGTGACTGTAATAGTAACAGTTTGTACATTGATTATGAGGTTTTGGAAAGAGCCAGAACAGGATCGCAAAAGTCATAAATTATGGCAGTTTCTTCATGTATTGGCCTCTTTTAAAAAGCCAGATGAAGTGAAGGAGAAAGGTAGTGGGGGGAAGTCTAGTTAAACGATTGCGTAAAAGAGATCATTGGTTTGCTGAATGGTGGAGTTCAATGCTGTTAATTTCTGTCGGAATTTACGGGTTTTGTTCACCAGATCATTTTGTAATTCAACAATCCTTTATTGACGGATTTGTCAAAGTTATACCAATTTATTTGTGGGAATCCCTTTTTATTATCGTTGGGTTATTTCAATGTTGTGCATTGAATTGTGAAAGTTTACTCGGCAGAGGTTTGGCTGCATTTTTTGCTTCTTCTTTCTTAATTTGGGGAACATTAAATATTGCAGTTTATGGGCAATGGCACTTTAGCTTGCTTGCATGGGGTGTATTCTCGGCAATAAATCTCTATGCGCTTTCCAGAATTTTGCGGGGGCTAGAGAAAAACTATGAATCTCTTTGAGGTCCTGCGCTGGTGGTGGGAAAATAATGCTGAGTGGATTAAAATTCACGATCCCTGGGTTATTCCTGTTGTTGCTATAAGTATTCCTTTGTCTTTTGTTATTCGTGCAATTTGTGCGGTGATAAAAATTTGGAAAGGGAAATAATTATTTTAGTAAATATATTTAATAGAGGAGATTGATATTTTGATCAGCCCAAACATGTCTAAAAAATGTCATGCTCCATTGTTCAATCCTGATTCAGACGATGCCATTCAAGAAATGGCGCGCCGAAGAAGTGAGTTGAAAATTATCGTTACAACAGGATTAGGAAGTGATGTTGACCGTTATGTTTCACAATCACCAACATTAATAAGGCAAGTAACACAATTAAAACATGATAATTGGCAATTTGTATGGGGGGCAGCAGGTAAAGGTACAACAACGCAACGCCCGAATAAAGATCAGAGATTAGAGGCTAAAATTATCATAGCTTCTGAATTTAGATCAGATAAAGCTACAACTATCGCCCAGGCAACGTCGTCTGTTGCTCATGAAGTGGGGCATGCTCTTTTTTTTAAGGGATATAATTTTTCTTCTGTTGAAAATTGTATAGATAACTATATGATAGGTAAAGGTGGAGAGGCTGATGCAATTGTTAATCAGATTATTGTTAGGGCAGAGATTTTACAGACAGCTTGTATTGATATTTTTGCGGAAGCAAGAGAGCCTGATTCGCTAAGAATAGATATGATTCAATATTATCGTGATGGATTAAGAACAAATGATATGAAAACAGCAAAAAGAAAAATTGCTGATTTATATTCAGAAAAATATACCAGCAACACCAATCCACCACAAAAATATAAGGATTATTATGGGAATAGTTGTAGAGATGCTATTGAAGCATTCCGGAAAATATAGAAATATTTGTTTTTTCTATGTATTGAGTTTGGCACTTTCTTTGCCTTCTTATGCCAGAGTAGATACTAAAGTAATACCTTTGTTTAAAAACGCTTTGTCAGAAAAATTTTTAAAACAATATCCTATTTTACCTTATAATTTTATTGATTTACTCAGAGTAACACCTAAACTTTTACCTGTAAAATTAAAAAATATTCAAAAAATATTCAATAATCAATTGCGTATTGTGGAACAAAGTGAAAATTCTGTATCTTATATATTAGGATCATATAGAACATTAGATGGTGTAATCGTAAAAGATGTAGGGGTTAAAATAAGATTAAAGGCTGGCTGGAAAGTTGTAGGTTTTGGTTTTGATTTAGATCAAAAACAATGTGTTAATACTAAATTATTAAAAAAGGAATTTGGTTTTATAATTCCTGAGTTGCTGTCTTTTCATCCTGTTGCTAATGCGCCGATTGCACTTCATACTACAAATGGACGGGGGATTTTTGTTATGGGTATAACAGCAGATTATCCTGATTGTGCTACGAATATAGGTATAGGGATGTTTAATAGTAAAAAAGAACAACAAGAATGGAAGGAATATGTACGTAAAAATGCTCCTTATTTGCGAGCAAGAGAAAGGCAAAAAGAGCTAGAGGAAAAGTAGTTACAGTCTATATTTCTATTTAAAGAAAAATAATGTTCGTTGTATTTTTTTTATCTAAATTATTGTTTTTATAAAAAATATATTGATAATTATTCATAAAAGCTAAGATAATTAACAGTAAGTTAATATTTTTATATTAACATTTCGTTATTTTACCTAAAATTTTTAAATATTTTGGGTAACTTCCCAATATCCCCTTTAAAAGAAAATCATTTTGTGAATATAACGCCCTAATTGCGTTTAAGGGATAAATTTACCCATTAACATCAAAGCGAGTATTAAAATGGTAAAAAAAGTCAAGTCAAGTCACAGCGAAAGCTCCTAAGGATAAAGGTTTTCCAAAATTAAAAATTCTAAGTCACCAAGAGATATATAATTTAATTGCCAAGTTTATGCGCAAAGCTATTCCTGTCAAAGGGGCAAAACTATCAATTATTAATGACTCCCAAAACCGCACATCAACGCCTAAATTCCCTTACATAGTTTTGAAAATTACTGATAAAAAACGCTTATCTTCCAGTGAAACACGTTATACAGATAAATATAAAATCATATGGTGCAGATCCCAGGTTTCGGTTCATATCTTATTTGTGGGTACAGATAAAATCCCCGCCTTGGAAATGGCGCATGCTTTTGATATGCGTTTTAATGATGCTTGGGCAAGCGAACAGTTTGAACAATATAGCGATATTCTTTTTCCATTGTATAGTGATGACGTAAACTCTGCAGGTCAAATTATTAACTCAGAAGATCAAGTGGATGATGCATATTCGGTTAATGCATATTTTGAATATCATCCAGAACTTGGTGTTTGTGCAGCAAGTGCAAAAGAGGTTGTGATGGATGTTGATATAGTGGATTAAGAACTTTTATTTATTATTTTAGAGCCTGTATATAATTACAAGGTATTAAATTCGACATCGTAAATTACTAGTCATACTAACTTTCAAAAGCCACCTAATAAACAGGTGGTTTTTTTTATTAAAATCAAAAGGATTACATACAATGGCAAAAGTCACAGGAGGGATTTATATTCCTCATTTAAAAAATGAAATTATTCAACCAGCCTTGGATTATTTAGGTTTGGGTGGCGTCAGAGCGATTAACCAAGTTACAGGTACATTCCTTGCAGAAGGATATGCTGGTGGATCAACTTATTTAAAACAGCTTGGCAAAGGACCTGCGGTGGGTGCGATGCAAATGGAACCTGCAACCTATAATGATATTTGGAAGAATTTTTTGGCTGGCCCTAAACGTAGCCATCTTGCAGCATTACTCAAAAATATCGCGGGTGAATGGAATACGGACGCAAACGGTATTCCTAAACCAACCACAATGACAGGTAACATTTTTTTTGCAGCTGCTATGTGTAGAGTTTTTTATCTTAGGGTTCCAACAGCATTACCTTTTGGGAATGATGCCATTGCAATGGCGCAATATCATAAAAAATATTATAATACAGCACTAGGGAAAGCCGTTTGGCAGGATAATGTCGATCGCTTTCAGCAAGCAATTGATGTCTAGTTAAATAAAGAATTTCTTTTTAATTTTTAAATTTTCGTCCATGATATTTATCTTATAATATTAAGGGAAATAGGACGTTATGGTAAAATCGTTATATATATATAGTCTTTTTTTTGGAATGTTGTTTTCGATAACATCTGTTAATGCAGAAAATCCTAAAGAACATTATAGAACGTTGCATGTAAAGGCTGAGTTAACAAAACAGACGAAAAGCTTTCAAGTCAAGCATCTTTTCCCTTTTAATTTCCCTAATGATTTGCCAGGAGAGCCTGTTTTTAAGGGGGTCAAGGGTCAGTTTTCGACAACCACTCAGGCTAAGTTTGATAAGGATGGTAAAGATATAACTTCTTCAGAAACACTGTTCGCTGTTGATTATTCTTCAAATAACTGTCCCAAAGTTGGAGAGGCAGTATCAAGTTATCAAGATTTAGCTAATAAATATACCCGATATTCTTTAGTGCAAAATATTATTAAACAGACAAAAGGAAATAGCACACAACTATCTGATGTAGATTATATGCTGCCTAAGGATATAGGTATTCATATTAATACTGGAGATAAAGGTTGTGGAATAGTTGTTTTTGACGGTACGGATTTCACAGGTTATCCGTATACGATGAAAGTGGATTTACAACTTAAATATACATTTGAACCAATAACAAACGGCCTAGACGGAGAGTTTATTATTGGTGCTTATAATCTAAAAAATCCTGCTTTAAATGCATATATCGTTTTACCTGTAAAGAGTGGCTCAGGTAAAGGTTATGGTGTGTTACGACCAGGAACTATTTATGCTGTAAATGGAAATGTTGCGACTTCTGCTGTTTCTATTCACAATAAAGGGAATTGGTTTGTCCGCTATATAACTGCAGTTTATAAAAAAAATAGCTGTCAAATTGCATTTAAGAAACATGGCCCTACAAAGTTTTTTTGGAATGATAAAACAGGGACAGGTAATGATCCTAATCCATCCTCTGTATTTTGGCCTGATGTAACCATTATTTCAGACTTTACTTCGGCAGGTAAAGATAGAGATAGTATAATGGCACAAGCCAATGGAAATCAAAAGTTACCTATTCATGTTGAAAATGGGGATTGTGTTGTGCAAGCAGCGCTTCCTTATGGAGATCGAACAACAGGATCAGGAAGTAACATGAATATGGAAAGTCAGGTTTATATAAGGACTGTTCCAGACTAAATAAATTGTAATTACTACTTTTTTTAAGCCACTCCATTCGGGGTGGTTTTTTTTTATAATGCGTTATTAAACGCTATTTTTTTAAGGATAAAATTATGAATAAATTACTATATACAAGCGCACTATGCGCTTTTTCTATTTTTTTAGGCTCTAAAGCTTCAAAGGCGATTGATTTTCCAGATCATTATCGCACATTAGACATCAAGGCAGCACTAACGAAATCAACAAAAGATTTTACAGCTAAAAATGTTTATCTTTTTAAGTTTCCTGACGATTTGCCTGGAACTCCAGTATTAAAGGGTGTTAAAGGGCAATTTTCAACAGAGACACAAGCAAATCTCAATGCTGATGGTAAAGAGATCACATATTCAGAAACTTTGTTTGGTGTAGATTTTATTAAGGATATAAGTAAATGCCCCAACCAAGGAAAATGCCCTTCTGACGGGGGTATAATTTATAGTTTAGATAGTGCATATGGCAGTGGTAATCATTTTGGACTTGCTAGTGGTATTGTTAAACAAACTGAAGCAGGTAAACAAGTATATAATTTTGATTACACTAACCAGTATGACACTGTGCTGGATACTGAAAGAGGCGGATATGTTACGGTTAATTTTGATGGTACTGACTTTCAAAATAAACCCTATACTATGAAAGCAGACTTACAACTTCAATATTCACTTCTGCCAATTCGTCCTGCACTGGATGGTGAATTTACTATTGATCTTGATACTTATACAAAAACAAGATATAATGCAAACGTTGTTTATCCTGTTGTTAGCGGCCCAGGACGAGGTAATGGAGTGGTTAGACCAGGAATAATTACCGCCGTTGGTGGGAATGCTTCCGTATCAGTTGGTGCCCTTACTTCTAAAGAAAGATGGTCTGTAAGGTATGTAACAGCTGTTTTAAAACATAACAGTTGTTACGCTGGTTTCAAAAAAGATACTGTCGGACAGAGAACAGATCAAAAATTCCAAACTCAAGGTCCTGCTGGATTAGGCGCTGCACCTAATCCATCACCAGTGTTATGGCCAGCATCTACGATTATTTCTGACTTTACCCTTGTTGGGAGTGGTCGTAATAGTGTTGTTGGTAGTGCTTCTGGAAATAAAAATTTACCTATTCATGTCGAGGATGGAGATTGTATTGTTCAAGCAATACTTCCTGTAGGATTTCCTGAGACTTCACCGGGAACATATGCGAATGTTGAGAGCCAAAGAAATTTTACTTATATTCCAGATTGA